GATTGCACCCGAAAGGAGGCGAACACCCTCCTTTCAAAATGGGCAATTTTGCGATGGGCTAAAAAATGTTCTTTTCAGATATATTAATATTTTGTGCATCAGATCATTATAGCACAAAAAGACGAGGGGGGGGGGATTTTTGGACAGAGAATAACAGATACGGACATTCACCCCCATAACAAAGTAAATAATGCCCCTCTCCGAGTTTTCGGGGGGGGGTAAGTTATATAGGCCAAAAATTTAGACACTATGAAAAAAATTTTACTTGCACTCATTATTCTTTTATTCTCAGGAGTGGCATTTGCCCAAGATAAAGCACCAAAGAAATACGACATAAAAGAAGCGCAGGAAATAGCAGAAATAAACAGGATTCCAGGATTAGTAACAACATCGCATGGACGCCGTGTATATTTTGATCCGAAAATAATGCAGTATGTAAGTGAGGAGCAAATAGTCAAAAAATACGGACAAAAAACGGTAAAAATGCTTGACCAATGGTATGTAAGCAATATTCTTAATAAGCAAAATGACAATGTGTCAAGCCCTTTCCTTGCAAAAAGTTTAGGAAACCGCAATGCAGACATATCTAAGTTTGACAATAAAGGAAGATCATTTAAATGGAAATTAACACCTTTGAATACTGTTATCGGGTCGTCAATGATAGGCGCATCCGCCGCAACATATATGCTTACCAGCTCAATAATCGACAATAAGATGGCCAATGAATCTGACGTAGAAAAAATATCGTCTCTTGCCAAGACAAAGCGCACGGTCGGATTTGTATGTGCAGGCACATCCGTAATCGGAATTGTAGTGGTTTTAACGGGTTTGCATAAGGAGTATGCCCAAGGAATAGAAATCGGACATAATTTAACCGTATCAGATTATGGCGCAGGAATCAGCTTGACAAAGAAATTTTAATCCCTCCCCTACCTTGGGCTATGCTGCCGGGGCTCCCGCAGACCAAAACATAAAAACTTCGGATTATTTCAATAGCACAAATATTTTTTTACTCTTTTCTCACCGCCTCATTTCGAGATGGGGTAAATTCATAAACTCATGAAAAAACTTTTACTAATAATTATTACTTTAGGTATTACCTATAATGTCGATGCGAAGCAGCCTTATAACCTTAAAAAGGCGCAAGAAATAATTGCCGCGCATAATGTTGCAAGTTTGGCTATTATCCATGAAGGGAAACAACTTTATTTTGACCCAGAAACGGAATCATACGTGCCGAAAAAGGATTTTATAGAAAAATATGGGCGTCAGGCCGTACAGCAAATTAACGACTTGGAATCAAATAGGTTAAATGAAGAGGCAAAAGCAGCGTCTATAGCGGAAAGAGAGAAAATGCAATCACAGGCTTTTGATAAGCTGATGAACCTTAATTCGTATGAAAGCGTTTCGTATAGTAAAAACGAATATGCTGACATTTTAGATATTTTAGATGGTAACCATGATGGGAATATTGATTATTTAAGCGCGGCACTATTTTTTAGGGATCAAGTTGCCGGTATAGACAACAACGGCAACATATCAATGATTAACATTATCCAAGCACCATTGTTATCTAAAGATCAGATATATATTCAAACTAACTCATGGTTCGTTCACACATTTAATTCAGGAAAATCAGTAATTCAATTAAATGAAAAAGATGCGGGGACTATACTCGCGAAAGGTTATTTGAAAAACATTGCAGAACAGGTCGGATTTGCAATTAGTTATGAAATCAGCGCCTATGTTCTCTTTCGGATAGATATTAAAGACGGTCGAGCCCGACTTATTACAACCATTCAAGAATATGAATCAGTAAATAGAGGAGGTGTTGCGGGGGCAATGTCAGGGAATGTTTCGACAACAATGGGCATTTACAAACCGGAAGCGGTTTTTCCCTTTGTTGATGCCGCTGCTGGATTATCCCGGAAAGCTGGAGCAAAAGCGTATTGTGCTTGTTGTATGTATATGATTGCAATGAAGAATCAATTAGAGAAAGCCATTAAAGATGGGATAACAGGCGGAGATGTAGAAGACTGGTAATCCCTCCCCTACCTTTCAGCCCCGGCCACACAGTCGGGGCTTTTTTACTCAAAGTATATAATTATTCACTATCTTTGTGCGTTTTTTAGCATGAAATATGTTATATTTGTAACAAAGACCCACTACTATGCTTGAAACTATATGGAATTGGATCATGCAAAACTACCCTGGCATATTTGCCATGTTGGTGGTTGCGGCCGTTGTATGGACAGTTAGTCGTTGGTATTTTAAGTTTGAGGCAAGAGTAAAAGCGTGTGAAGCTCACGAGCCAGCTATTGAAGAGATAAGAAACGATGTGAAAACCTTGCGTAAGGATATTGACAGCGTTAAAATGGATGTAAAGAGCATCAAAGATTATTTGGTAACAAAAGATCAAAAAGCAATAAACGTTTTAGCGATGAAAAATAGTCCGATGGTTCTCAATGAGAACGGCAAACAAATATTCGATATTATTGTAGGCGATAAATTCCTCGCTGATAATAAGGTGCTTTTATTTGAGCGTATCGATAGTAAAAAACCTCGTACTCCGCTGGACGTAGAGATTGCATCCAAGGAGGTGCTTATAGACCTTTTGAGTAGTCCCATATTTGATGGGATTAAAAATATAGTATACAATTATCCATCTATTCAAATTAAACAAGAGGGCAAAGAAGTTGATTATGCTATCTCCATCTCGGATGTATGTTTTGTGTTGAGCATTCCACTACGCGACATGTATTTGGAATCACATCCCGAAATAAACACGCAGGATGACAAAAAGAATGATTAAAACGCAACAGTTTAGCGAGCGCATACCCGTTCTTTTATATGAAGAGGATAATATCCATTACGCTCATTGCGAGTTTCTTGATATACTCGGATACGGCAACAACGAAGAAGAGGCAAAGCGTTCTTTTGAGATCATGCTTGATGAAATATTAAAATATGAAGATGCGCAAGGAATAAAATCTAATCTGCGGACAATGGGATGTCCTGCGCAGGATTTGATTGACTACATGAATAAATAGCGAGAAGTTCGTTCAACATCAGCCCCGGCCGTATGACCGGGGCTTTTTTGTACCTTTAGGACAATGGAGGCCGCCAAAATAAGGTTCCCTTATAGAGAAAACACAAACCTTTAGAACAATCCGCCCAATAATATTTTTTTCAAAAAATTTCATCATTTCCCATTGTTATTTAAATATCCGTCGAAATCTTTGCATTGTAAGCCTGTGAGGATGCAGGCAACGGCCGAACATCGAAAGTACATTGCTATCGTAGCAGAAGGTCTGTTGGCGCATCCGTCGGCAGACCTTCATTTATGGCAAAGAGTGTAAAAGACACAAAGGCGAACGACACCATCAAGCCCACCCGCAAAGTGGGCCGTCCTTGCGTATATACACCTGAAGCTCTCGAAGTCAAGTTTGAGGAATATGCCAATTGGACAAAGAACAATCCAATCATAAAACAAGTGCCCACAAAACATGGCCTTGTAGACCTCGAACTCCAACGTCCTAAAACTATTGTTGGGTTCTGTGTATATGCGGGAATACTCCGTGACACATTTTTTGATTACGGCAAAAGGGAGGAGTTTTTCCACATCATTGCGCGCGTGCGCGAAGAAATTGAAGCCGATCAATTGTCGGGCGCAATAGCTGGCATATACGATTCCGGCGTCATTACACGTGTTCTCAAACTCGCCGACAAACAGGATATAACCACCAACGGCGAGAGCATCAACAAGCCTCGGGAGACGGTACAAGTCATACTTGATCCGGAAGCTGCATCTATCATCCAGTCCATCGGCAAACAAAGCACGAATGAAAATGGAGCTTGATGCACGCACATATCGGGGCAAGGTCTACAAGATCATGCTGTACTTCTTCCGCAAGTACCGCAATAAAGGCGTCGTACTACGCATATTCAACGAGGGGAGCTCCCGTTCGGGGAAGACTTTCGACACCTTCGACTTCCTGTATGACATCTGTGCTGCGGGTGATGGTGCATATAAAATCTATGTCTACCGCTCCACATTGCAAGACTGCAAGGAAAAGGCATTGGGAGACTTCAAGAAGAAACTACAATGCCGCGGGATATATGATCCCGACAGCATGTATAGCGAGAAGATACTCCCCGAATACCACATAGGCGACAGCATCATCCGGTTCCGTGGGCTTGACAAGATGGATGTGAAGGAGGGGCACGACTGCGACATCATATACTTCAACGAAATGTTGGACGACATATCGCCGGCGCAGTTCAATAACATCACGATGCGTTGTACAACAATGATTATCGGCGACTGGAACCCTAAGTATACGGAACACTGGGTTTTTGAGCTTGAAGGGCAGCCGGATACCATATTCACCAAAACAACCTACAAAGACAATCCTTTCTGCCCTGACAGCGTACGCAGGACTATCGAAAGTTACGAGCCCACGCCGGAAAATATCGCGGCAGGAACCGCCGACGAATTCAGATGGAAGGTATACGGTCTCGGGGAGCGCGCGGCGCAGGAAGGATTGATATTCCCCAATATAGACTGGATCGACAGTTTTCCGGACGATTTGGAATATACAGCCTATGGCATCGACTTCGGCTTCACAAATGACCCGACGGCTATTATTCATGTCGGAGTGCGAGGGCGTGATTTATATCTGCATGAACGCTTTTATTCGCCCGTAGACGATCCCGAGGTATTGTATAACATCGTGGCCCCAATTCTCGGTAAACAAGGATATGCCATAGCAGACAGTGCGGATAAATACGCCAAGAACCCAGAAGGTATGGTGCGTTCCCTTCAGCTGCGAGGGTTGAATGTAGTCAAGGCCAAGAAATTCCAGGATAGTATAACCATCGGTATATCCTACATGAAAAACTTCCGCATCCACTGCGTCAAGACCAAGAACATGAAAAACGAAGCCAATACCTATGTGTGGGATTCTATAAACGGGCTGGCGATAAATAAACCCGTAGACAAGAATAATCACCTTTGGGATGCAGCCCGATATGTCGTGATGACTGCATTCCGCAATCATATTGCCGCATGAAACTCCTTGGATACGAAATAAAGATGTCTAAATGTTCCGAAAAGACCAGAGACCCGCAGCAAAGCCTATACATAGACTTGCGGGACGTGCAAAATCTGCTCGGGACGAAGGATGGGTTTATCGACACCTCCACACCGGACGGGCAGGCGCGCGCATTCGCGTCATGCTCTATTTTGGCTTCTATCATCACGAAGAAAGTATCCGCCATATCGGATGCCCGGTATTGGGCGAAAGACGACAAAGGGGAAGATATTGAAAAGCCGCGCGAGTTCGAGCGGATTAACCACCCCAATCCCTACCAAACTCTTTCGGAATTCGTTTGCATGATCGAGTTCTTCTCTCAGATATTCGGCAAGGCTTATATTGTGAAGGTACCTTTGGTCGGAATTAAGGGTGATTTTGAATTGTATGTAATACCTAACCTCATGGTTACGGAAAACGAGGTACCATCCTCCATACCTTCGTTTGCACCCAACTCCGACATCCGTGATTACACCATAAACCTTGGGGGCGGGATAAACCTGACGATCCCCAAAGAGGAGATGTTCGTTGTAAACGACGTAACTTACGCGCTTAACAAGATTGGGGGCGCTACTTCACGGCTTGTCGCCCTCAAGTACCCTGTCAACACTTTCCTGGCCTCCTACCAAGCCGTAAACGAATTGCTTGTCAACCGAGGTATGCTCGGCATTCTCTCCCTCATGTCAGATGATCCGATGGTCGATAATATCGTGCCAGCCACCAAAGAGGACAAGGAAGCGCTCCGTGAGCAATTGGACAAATACGGGATCATGCGCAACAAATGCAAGATCGCCATTACGTCATACAAGGCATCCTTTGTCCCTGTGTCGTCCACTATTTCCGACCTCGGACTTACAGACATTCAGCGCAACTGCAAGAAAGACATCGCTTATACATATCAGGTGCCCAGCATTCTGCTCGACGTAGAAGGTAGCACCTACAGCAATTTCGGAGAGGCCAAGATCGAATTCTACGTGAATGACATTATTCCTTCTGCACAAAATATAATGCGCGTGCTCAACAAGATATACGGCTTCACAGGATTCGGATTCATGCCGTTCTTCGACCATCTGGAAATGTTCCAGCCCTCGAAGAAAGACCAGGCGGAATGTATGAACAGCGCCGTAAATTATATCGGAGCTGCCATACAATTAGGAATAATGACACCAGAGGAAGGTAGAAGCGAACTATTAAAATATCAAATCTAATATGGAAGACAGAATAAAATCATTCAAGGGAAGTATAGACGACATCAAACGCGATCAGGGCGTTGTTGTCATTGCCATATCAAAGTTCAACGAAGAGGATCATGCAGAAGACATTGTGCGCAAAGGGGCGTTTACTAAGTCGTTTGCAGATATGTCCCGGATCAAACACTGCATCGACCACAAACAAGACTTGGATCATGTTGTTGGGACGCCTCGAAAAGCATGGGAAACAGATGAATATGCCCTCGTCGAGAGCAAACTCATACTCGGTAAGGCCGCTGGGCATGATATATTCGAGTACTATAAGCATTGCGCAGACGAGAAACGAGATGTCGAACACTCCTACTGCTACCGGGTTCTCAACAAGAACCATAACGATGCTATTGCGGGAGATGACATCGCAGAGCTGCAGCTCAAGTATGAGTACAGCACCGTGTTCGCAGGCTGCAATCCCTTCACCCCAGCTCTTGACGTCAAGGGCTTGCAAAGCGTAGAGGACATCATTGCCTATCAAGAAGAGCTCAACAACATCCTGCGCAAATGCGACCTTTCGGAAGCAGGAGGAAACAGGATTGAAGCACTTTGCAACAGCCTCAAAAGCGCCCTAAACATCCTGGGCAACAAACCTTCGGAAGACACTGAAATCATCGAAATAGTCAGAAAAACATTGTTTAACTAAACCAATTCACACATGAACGAAGACATCAAGAAAGAGCTGAAAGGAATACTCGATGAATACAAGTCGGGGCTTATCGGCAAAGCAGACTTCGAGGCCAAAATGAAGGCTATCGAAGACAAAGTAGACGCTCTCGATCAAACGAAATCCATCGACGAGATCCGGGAGATAATCAAAGAGCAAGGGCGCACCATCAGTCTCATGCAGAAATCCACCGTTTCATCCGAGAATGAAGCGCAGGAGAAGATCAAGGCATTCTTCTCAGGGAAAGAGAACATCGACGCCGTAAAGGGCGGCCGCACGGTAAGTATCGAGATCGAGATGAAGGCCGAGGCAGCAGCCATGACGACCACGACGGCCGCTGTCCCCATCGCGGCATTCAACACCGAAGTCGTGCCGGGCATTGCAGCAGCGGCTACCGAGCCGAATGCGATCCTGCCCCGCTTGCAGAAAGGCACGACAAGTTCCCCGACAATCAAGTGGATCAACCGTAAAGACCCCGACGGCGGCTCGGCATTCATCGCCGAAGGAACTCTCAAGCCCCTTATGAGCTGGGGATACGAGGAGGAGACGTCTACGGCAAAGAAGGTTGCCGTTCGCGCAAAGCTCTCGACGGAAATCCTCGAAGATGCGGATTTCATCCGCGGGGAGGTGAACACCCTGCTGCGTCAAGACTTGATGCAGACCGTGGAAGAAAAGGTTATCGCAGGAACTGGCACCGGGAACGAGATCCTCGGCGTAACAACAAAAGCCCCTGGCTATACCATTACGGAACTTAACGGGAAAATCTCCATGCCCAACCTTGCCGACGTTGTGCGCGCTGGCGTTCTGCAACTTCGCCTGCTGCATTTCTCTCCCGACGTTCTCTTCCTTCATCCGACCGACAAGGCGATCTTCGACGTAACGAAAGATACCGCCGGGCATTACCTGACTGACGAGATGCGCAAGATCATCGGCAACATCTCCGTTGTAGAAACCACCAACATTCCCGCAGGTAAGTTCCTGCTGATGGATTCCTCGCGCTGGAAAGTTCGTCCCTACCGCGCTCTGCGACTGGAATGGGGCCGTGACGGCGACGATTTCAGCCACAACATGGTGACGGTGATCGCCGAAATGCGCCTTCACTCATACCAGAACTCCATCGACGCCGGGTCTGTCATCTACGACGACTTCGCAACCGTACAGGCCGCCCTGGAGAAAACCGCCGAGGCAGCAGCATAGTCATTAACTTAAACGAACAACAACATGGAAGATATGAAGAAGATCGACCTCACCAAGAGGGTAACTATCGTAAGCACAGGCAAGTCTATCTATATGCCCGAGAAAGGCAAAGAGTACAACGTGTCGCCCCTGCATGCCGAAACACTCGTGAAATCGGGCAAAGCCACGTACAAGACCAAAGTTGCCAACTAACAAGGCGGGGAGGCGCCGGAAAGCGTCTCCCCTTTTTTCTTATGCTTATAGACTATACATACTTCGAACAGGATCCCACATATATTGCGGGAATAGACGTCAAAAGCGGATGCACCCCGACTGGCGCCGCACAGGAGATTGTACGGAATGTCGAGAGTTGCATACGCAGGTATGAGCCTAAATTCCTTCGGATGCTCCTTGGGATATATGTGGCAGAGAATATCGACAAATATCCTGAAATAGCCGCAAAAATAGCAAATACAGACACAAAACAGTCTCCCATCGCTAAGTATGTCTATTTCTATTACCTGCGAGAACATGTTGCCTTCAATACGATGGCTGGCGAAAAAATCAAAATGACCGACAACAGCCGCGCCGCCTCCCCGTGGTACAGACTTGTGCCCCTATGGAACGAGATGGTCGACGAGTGTCATCAACTGGCAGGCTCGCTATGCGGCGAAACAGACGTAAAGCCGGATTATTCGTCGGATATTTTTGAAAAGATAAACAGGTTTGGATTATGAAAATATCACCCAACGATACCATCAGGAAAGTAATTATAAAGAACGGCACCTTATTCGGTATCGGCAATAAACGAATATACGAATCTATTGCGGCATTACCCAAGCCTGACTATGTGAAGGAAAAACGTCGCATATTCGGATGGAAGAAGCACGAGGCCCGAAGCGTCGCAGGTATAACGATGGGTGAATTGAACGCCATAGAAAGGATCGAGGCCACCGACGAGTATTTCGTAAAGGTTCTGGCCGTCATGCTGGGTTTAATAAGCCCAAAGGGAAAAGGATCAAAACGCATTGACTGGGAGGGAGCAGGATACGACATTGCCCGAGAAAAGGTGCTCGAACTACAATTCATTCGCGCTTATCGCTATTTCATTGAAATACAAAACGAACTCAAAGGCGTAGCAAAGGCGTGGAAAAAGCTCGAAATGCCCCTGACGCCACAAGAAGCAAATGCACAAGTACAACGCAAGAACCGGGGCATGAGTACAATATGCTTAGGCTACTGCCAGCTTGTAGGGGGTGCTATTCAGCCAAGCGATGTATGGCACCTGAGGTGGTCGACCGTATACCTTGCATATGAAGCCGAGAGGGACAAAAACATGGCACAACGCAAGCTCGCTCAGATGAACAAGCCTAAACCATCCAAAAGTCGCAGACGATGAGAAAGAGCCTCAGTAAAATATTCGAAGATGCTGCCAAAGAGTGCGGCGTCAGCACATGTCTATATGCCAGGATCAAAGAGGCGAATTATCTGCTGGATTACGTCAAAGAGTACCCCGTAATGCTGCGGCTGTTCCAGGAGCCGATATACGAAACCAATCTGACAAACAGGCGTCGTCGTAGGACAACGCTTTACTTTCTCGATGCACTCGGGAAGCCAGAGCCGGATACACAGACCGAAGCAGCCCCCATTGCGGATCGCATGGAGCAAATGGCGTTTTCATTCATCGACAACATGCGGCGAAATGGGATAGAGGTACAGGTTGAAAGCCTGCAAGGAGTGGTTGAAAAACTTGATGCCCTGGCCGCGGGTGTAGAGGCAAAACTCGTCCTTACATACAATGTTTGCTGATGGACATATCGAAGATAGAGAACTTTTTCAGCCCTGAAAAGCTGGTTGCCATCTGTAACGAGGAATTCAACACCCTTAAAGAGCAGGTGACAATAAATCTGCAAACAAAACGCACAAACAGCGGTAAAAATGTGAACTCCCTGAATGTCCCGGAAGAGACTACCGGCGCTACGGCAGATAGTATGGCGTCGCAAGTGGAAAGCAATGCCGGAGGGTTCACGGTCTCGTTTGTGGGGCGGCATAACATCAAGAATATAGACGAGGGTAACTCCCCGCAGGATGCACAAGAAGAATTCGGAAGCTTCGAAAGTTTCTATCAGAACATAAAGCAATGGGCACGCGACAAAGAGGCACGCTATGGATTGGAATTCAAAAGCATCGACGCATATTGGGCGGCCAAGAAGCTGTGGGAGGAAGGCAGCATCTTGTACCGCTCGGGAGGGGGCACCGAGATTATTAAAGACCTGTTGCCGCAAACCGTGGATAACATCGACAAAAGAATTACGGAAGTGATCGACACATCCATATACGAAATGCTCGAAACAATAATAGAACTATGATCCGATATACATTGTCCGGTACAGGAGGCACCGCAGATTTTCCCAATGATATATGCTTCACACGGGAGAAATCCACCTTCGTGCGATTTACAGCCACAGCCATAGATCCGGACTACGGCACAGAAGTGAAGCTGCGAATATCATATGGAGCAACATCAATAGTCCTATCCAGAAATGTTTCAGGAGTAGGAAAGTCCGTTATTTTTCCCTTGACGGCAATATTGGAATCGCTGGCCGCGGACTATTCGGCAACATTCATAAACAATGTGGTGCTCATAGTTGAGTTTGGCGATGGATCAGCCACTCACACGCTCAATACTATTCTTATCGGTACCTGTGAAAAAGAAATAATCCCTATCTCGGCACAGAATGCCGCCGCGGGAGATGTAACCAACTACCCTTCCGCCAGGAAAATCGTGGTATACCCCGGGTTCAACATAACCCAATACATCTTTATCCCCAAGCTCACGACGGAGCAAATAGAGGTGGAAACAGAGAATGGGGTCATCGTCACCAGTGGCATATCCTCGAAACCGTTTGCGGAGTTCAATCCATCGACGGTAAGATGGGATGGGGATACGTATGTTGAGATAAGCGTCTATAACCCCAACCTTGCCAACACCTTTCAATTTCCCATCGAGATAGATAGGTGTACCGATGGGATGCTTGTCAAATGGACGGATAAAGGCGGCATCCCTTACATATATCGGTGGAGTATAGAGACGACGAGGGACGAAATATCTATCCAGGATGCCTATTCGCTACTCAATGAGAACCTGCAACCGTATGAAGCCCAAAGTAAGGTACTCACAAAGACATACACGCTGCATAGTCGCCTTGTGGATCAGGATATATACGACCTGTGTAAATCCATCCTCGCCGGGCGCGACATAAGCTACTACGACAGCGCAACGGAGCAATGGCGCCGGTGTAGTATAGAGGAGGGAGAAGCCGAAGATAACGGCGCTTATTTTAAAGATTTAGTCGTAGAAATTACCGATAAGACCTATAACGTATGACCTACTACGAACTATACATAAACGACATCCTGTGCGATCTGTCCAGCGACAACTATATATCCTTGGTATATCAAAGCCCGATATTTTCAGGACTGGACATCATACAGTCCAATAGGTCGTACAATATAGACTTACCGCTGACGCCGAATAACCGCAAGGCCATAGGCTATGCGGAACGCACCGACATCTATACGGATGCACCCTATGTGAAGCTTCCGGCAAGATTATATCAGGAAGGAGTACCGCTATTCACATCCGGATACGCCGTTATTACGGAGATTTCGGACGTAATAAGTGTGGTTCTTACGTGGGGAAATGTCGACAACTTCCAGCCCCTGTTCGATGCAAATTTGCGCGACCTGGCACAAACGCTCTATTCCATGAATATAGGGTCTATACCATGGAACAGCGCATCGGCACTCTTGGAGTATGGATATGAGAGGCCGCAGATGGGATTCTTCGGCATTGATTTCGGGCAAGGTATCGCCAACCCCGAATACATGCATCCGTCTATCGAAGTGCAAGATGTACTTACGGCTATTGAGCGGTACAATGGCATCACCATCGACGGCAAAGAAAGACTGTATGGAGGACTTACGTATCCTTTATTGCTTCCTTTAGTATCAAAAAACGGCGACGACATTTCAGGCGCAGTAGATTATTTTGAAGCATCAAGGATCGTATCTGATGGAGAAGGGAATCGGACATCATTTGAATCAAACTTAAATAATTATATAGTCCACGATCCGAAAAATATATATATGCCATACGACCCATCGAATCCCAGTATGAATGGGACGGCAGAATTTCAGACGCTTGGAGCTAATCATATGTTTTTAAGTATAAATCCGAATACGACAGGAGATACTTTCAACGTGACGTGCAGGGTGAGTGGGGCTTCTTGGCGTTTAAAAGAACAAATACATGTTATAGTTAAGGGGGGCGGTAAGGATATTTTAAAAATATCAAGTGCTCCAATAACAATAACTTCGGGAATGACCTCTGCGGTATATACATTTTACACAAAAGATTTTCCGAAAGAATACGAAATAAACACCGATAGCATAAGCAACATATCTATTCAACTCAAGGACTTTTACAATGTGCAATCGGATGGAGCGCATGATATTATTTTGAATTGGTCTGTAAAGTTATGGGGCGATATTGAAATGATATTCCCATCCGAATATCCTATCGGGGTAAATCTTCCGGACATTTCGCAGGGAGATTTCCTCTCGGCTCTGATGTCTATGGCCGGGCTGTTCGCGTATCCGGATAAGGACGCCCCGGATACAATCAAACTCATAAGCGTAGACGACATTTACGCCAAACTCACAAACGGAGGCACAATAGACTGGAGCCGCAAAGTCATCCTTAATGATCGGCATGATGTCAGCCGCCCAGAATCTTCCGTATTTTCGCTCGATGACCTGGCACAGAAAAACACGCTCGACTACGACAATGACGACGATGTGATCACGGACACCGCCGGGGAAATACGGATCGAGAATGTTAACATCGACAAGGAGAACGAACTCGTGGAGCTTCCATTCTCAGCGTCCGAAAATGCCCCACTTGCATCGGATGCCAATGCGCTGTGTGCCCGCATTCCTATGTATACGACATCCGACGACGGGAAAACAGTGGACTACAACGAACCCTCGGCGCGAATCCTGCAAGCCATCATCGACGATACGAGCACGGGGTTATACTGGTTCGGATATTTCGGAGAAAATATGCGCTTTGGTGGTGAGAACGGGATCGTCGCAAAGAAATACAACGGGTACCAAAAAGCCGTGGACAAACTGCGTCTGATAACAGTAAAGGCCAAGTTAACAGCCATAGATCTGCATAACCTTGATTATACAAAGCCCATATACATAGGTCAATTCGGGCAGACATATGGCCTGTATTCGGTAGAAACAGGTGAAAACGGCATATGCGAGTGCCAGCTGCTCCAGTTGCAGGCTATAAAAGAAGTTGTTATTCCGGACTATTATCTGACCATCAACGGTTCGGCTTCGGACATCAGTCGGGCTGTAGGCAGCAATAAGACCGTTACGGTATTCACCTATCAGACAAATGGCACGCTTCAAATATCTTCGCAGTCAGGGATGTTTGAAAACATTGCTTTCGCACACGGAATCCTTTCCATAGGGGTCAAGGAGAACACCACAACAAGTTCTCGCTCCGGAAATTTGATCGCATCCCTTAAAGAAGCACCTGCTATCATAAGGACGATTACCGTCCAGCAAGCCCCCGCAGAGCCCGAGCCTACTGCGAGCCGCTCGTTGAAACTTCACCTCATGGTGACGGACAATGAGGGCGCCCCGCTTGCGGCCGACGAGGTTACGGCCTCGTATATCCTTCCGTCGGGCGACAGCAAGCTGGAACGCTGGGCCGATACGGGTGCTGTCGACGTCACGCTGGAGGCCTCCACGGAATATATGACCTTGGGCCTCGCCGCGACCAAGACCGGGTATACGAGTGGCAAGAAGCAGGTGGACATCCCGGCCGGAAATTCAGAATACAATATCAACGAGACCTTGATGTTAACTTCTGAACAACCGATAACCAGCCGAAATATTACACTCGACATCACCATCACGGATAATGACGGACAGCCGGTGGAGGCGGAATCCGTCTATGTGAAGTACACCAAAGCGGATGGCGTAGAAACTTTGTATTCGGCATCAGGATCACATATTAATGACACACTACGGGATGTCACAACCGATTCTTTCATAATGACAGTAGCTGTAACCACTCCGGGGTATGTCCTGTGGCAAGATTCCCTCACCGTCAATGCGGGGACAGAACAGTCTACCGTGGCAAAACAGATTGCACTGACGGCCTCGGAACCTGCGCCGGGGCGGAACCTGCACGTCGTGCTGTCGATCGAGGACGCGGACGGCAACCCCCTCGCGGCCGATAAGGTCACCGTCACCACGAAGGACGCTGCGGGCCAAACCGTGACGCGCGAATATACGAATACCTCGGCGGTGGACGATACCATCGCCGACATCCCCACGAGCGGATCGAGCGTCACGGTCACGGCCTCGAAGTCCGGCTACAACGATGGCTGGATTCAGGGGTTTATCCCTTCAGGCAGTTCGGACTACACCTACACCGGGGTCGTTCCCCTGCGCTCGTCGCGTATGATCTCCGCCGAAGTGCGCGTGCAGGACGCGGAAGGCTCGGCGGTCGTCGCCGAAGAGATCACCTGCACGTACCTGCAAAGCTCGGGCAAGACCAACACGATGCTGGCCACGAACAGCAGCATCCTCGACGATAGAGGACATTCGGACTGCTCGGTGAAGGCCTTTACGTCGCGCATCACCGTCACGGCCGCGGACTACAATACCGCTGTGGAGGAAGTGCCCGTGGAAGCCGGTACGGAGGCCGTCACGATCCGCAAGACGGTCACGCTCTACCCGGGCTCGCGTTCCCTGCACCTGGACTTCGCGGTCAGGAACGAGCAGGGCGCGGCGGTGGAGGATGCGGTCGTGGTGATTCAGTACGTGAAGCCGGACGGGAGCGACGAGAACCTGCAATTCACGGGCGGCGTGCACGAGACTTTCGACAATGCGACCACGCAGGGCTTTACGCTCCTGATTATGGCGCAGGCCGAGGGCTCGCGCGTGCATATGCAGCAGATCGCCGTCCCGGCGGGCAAGGAAGCGTACACCTACGACACGGACGTGGTGCTCTACTACGACTACTCGCCGGGCATTACGCTCGACCCGCCATCCCCGTGGACATATACGGCACACCTGGGGACGCTCCGCAATACGGGCAACGTCGACCTGGAGCTGCTTTCGGCGCCGGAATGGTGCACCATCACCGGGGACATTCCGGGCACGGTGGCGGTGGGCGAGGGACGAGCCTTCGCCGTCTCGAAGAACGAGACGGGTGACTTGCGCAAGGGGACGATCTCGATGCAGTGGCACAACATAGAAGCGAGCGAGACCACGGCCTACGATGTCGAGGTCTCGCAGGAACCATAAGATTTCATTAACTATTTAACCATATAGAGGCATATGGCACAGCAAGATACGATAGACAAAATTATTAACATCCAGTTCAACTACAGAGAGCTGGTGCAGGGATGGGCGGCAGCGACCAGGGAGATAGAGATAAACAAGAAAAACCTCACAGAGCTGAAGCAGGAGTATAAGAACGGGGAGATGTCGGCCACAGAGTATAACAAGGCCATCCTCGAAATTACAAGCACGACAAAAGCTCTTACGGCAGAAAAAAAAGCATATGAAAAAGAAATTCAGAACAATATTAAAATTGAAACAAGAGCATCAGGTTCTATCAATCAGCTGCGAGCGAATGTTTCCAAACTGACTACCCAGTATAATGAACTAAGCGCCACTGAGCGAGAAGGAAAATTTGGACAACGACTTGCAAAGGACATCAAATCCCAACAAGAAGCTATAAATAGCGCAGAACAAGCACTCGGCAACTATCGCTCAAAGGTAGGAAGCTATGAGGATGCAATAAAAAATGTGCTTGGTCTTAATAATCAATTTACAAACTCTCTATTAGAAGCCACGACAGAAGGAAACGGATTTGCGTCTGTTTTAAATACGGTTGGTGCTGCATTATGGAATATAACCAAGAAATTAGCCTCATTTATTGCCACTCCAGTAGGTATGTTTTTAGCTGGATTGGCAGCGGCATATTATCTTGTTTCATCTCGCATCAATGAAATGAACAATCGGATAAAAGAAAGTGAAACACTTTTCTATCAAAACGAAAAGGCACAATCTTATGCGCGGGCATATATGGACGCTTATACCCGACAAATTGATAAACAAGCAGCAGGATGGATTTTAGCTAAAGGTGCAATGTCCTCATATTGGACAAAGTTAAAACAAGAAACAACGGCGTTAATTGGCCGTCAATTACCTTTTGGCTCCATACTATTCCCCAATGTAAGCATTAGCAAAAAAGAAATTGAAGAAGGTGCTAAACAACGTATGAGTTTGGTAGAACAAGAGGAAGCCCTTCAAATCCGGCGCAGGGAAATAAACCTTGAAAATGCAGAAATTGAATCTAAAATTGCCGACGCTCGCTTAAAGGCGATGGATAAGGAAAAATACTCTGCAACAGAAAGAAATAAATACGCAAAAGAAGCTATTGATCTAAATAATAAATACTACGATAATTTGGAAAGTATTGCCAAAGAGGAAAAGACAATAGCTGATTTAAGGGTGTCTTTCACAAACAGCAGTACTGCAGAACTGGACGCACAAAATGAAGCCGCTGTAAAACTAATACGCCTTGATGCTCAAAGAGCTGCTTCGCAACGTGAATTAGTTGAACGTATAAATTCTACAAATACGGAAATTAAAACCCTGTCCAAAGAGGTTGACAAGCAGCAAAAAACAGCTGAAGCTGCCGCAAAACGTGCAACAATTCAATTCCAGAAAAACCTGGGGCAACAGCTCAAGGCAGAACAAGATTTATTATCCGCTGTGCAGTCATTGCGCGAAAAGACACAGGAAAACGAGCTAAAATCACTACAAGAGAATTACGATAAAGACATAGAGGCATATTGGAAGAAACTTTCCGAGGAAAATATAGACACTGATACTGCCTATCAGATGCTTTTAGCAATGGAGGAAAAATATCAGAAAGATAGGCAGGGGATTATCGTAAAATATAGTCGGCAAAACCTCGACGAGCAAGTCCGCCAACAAGAACTCGCATTCCAGTTGGCAGTGGCTAAAATGAATCCGCAAAACGATAAGGAACGATTAAGTGCTGCAAAATTTGTGGCAGAAAGCGAATTAAAAATAGCCAAAGATAAATTAGTATGGATTTCAAATCTTACTGAGGAACAGCAAAAAGAGCTATATGAAAACGGGTTACAGTATCAGAATGCACGATTACAAGCTGAAATTGAGCTGCAAAATGCCATAAACAAAACAGGAGAGACGGAAAAGCAAATCAATATGCAACGGATCACCGACACCCAACAACTCGTATCGGCAATTTCCGGTGCTGCCGGATCCTTTTCTTCAATGTTCGATGCTCTCGGTGGTGAAGGAGAGCGATATGCTGCATTTGCAAAAACATTCGCTGTATTTCAAGTAGCTTTAGCTCAAGCGTCCGCTATTGCAAATGCAGTGGCTGCCGGAGCAAATGGTGCGCCCTGGTTTTTACTGCCTATTACGATTGCCTCAAGCGTTGCTGCTGTTATCGCAGCCATTGCCCAAGCTACGCAGCAACTTGATTCCACGCAGATCCCTAAATACGCATCCGGCGGTCTTATTACAGGGCCCGGTACTGGCACCTCCGATAGCATTGTTGCCCGGGTATCGAATGGCGAGGCCATTATGACCGCCCAAGCCGTGAATGATTGGGGTGCCGTATTGTCGGCTATGAATGTTTCCAGTGGTGGCAATGCCATCCAGGTATCCAATTTACCCCAACGTGGAGACGGAATGAGGGGCATGGAACAAATGATGGAACGGGTGTTGCTCAACCTCCCGTCTCCTATCGTCCTCGTAAAAGACATTGACAACGGACAGAGACGGGTGAAGGTAGCAGCCAACCTTGCAAAATTGGGTAGAAAAAAATAGTATGCCCCATTGTTATTTAAATGCACACAGGCATATTTGCATCAGAGCTTATGGTGAGGTAAGCAACAGACGACAAAACGAAATGACGCGTACATCCAACATATCTGTCGGCGGCCATAAAGCTCTATTAGTGACTTTTTGTAAAACTAAATAGGCTGAAAAATGGCAGAACAAAACGCATGCGCTGAGAACCTTGGCGCGAACATCCTGAATGACTGTAACGACGATTACGGCAAGGGTGTCGAGAAGATCGTTTACATCATCAAAAAAGAAGACATCGACCGTAAGGCATCGAAGATTGCGGGAAACGTAATCAGCACCCTCGTCCTCAGAACCGGAAAAAAGGCATACACTGCTTCGGCTCCTTCAAACACACCTTTCAGCGGCCTCACATACGAGGATCAGAACGCCACAATCGGAATGTCCTTTAACAAGACCATCCCTATCGTCATGCTGGCGGATTCTCCGACGAACGCCCTCAATGTATCCGCACTCAAGCAGAACAAGTACGTCATTATCTACGAGAACAACAACAAGGGAGCGAATGGCGAGCAGGCATTCGCCGTCATAGGCTGGGAGCAGGGCGCCGTCGGGCAGAACGCAACCCTTGACAAGTACAGTGACGACACGCAGGGAGGCTGGACTGTCGACATGATCGAAGAAGGTGCCAAAACCCCGCAAATATTCTTCTTCTCGACGGACTACGAGACTACGAAGGCGGCACTTGATTCGCTTTTGTCGCCCGCCTCGTGATGAATCCCGAAGTATGGTACAGGGAGAGGTTAAACGCCTCTCTCACCGCTTCGGATAAGCGGACGATAGAATCTCATTACGAGATGGTAACCGGGAAATCGTTCGCTGGCAGTTTTTCCCAAAACTGCCCGAACAAGTACAAAGACGCGATAACGCACATTTTAATCAAGATGAAACAGGACAACACGGATAATGGCGGATATGTCCTCAAACAAGGAGCATTTCGCTACAAAGGTAAGGTCATAACCAATGCGAACATGACCGCAGAAGCGGCAGAATGGTGGATACATCAGAACCTGGACAACAGAGACCAATTTGCGAGTTTGGGCAAGGATTACGACAGCTATGCCACCACGTCGGTAATGATTCCCGCCAAAGAATAATGACGCCAAACACCTGTAACGTGGAGAATGTTACACACATAAATTACCATAGTGATTTCAGGCTTATTATCCGCTTCAACTCGGATAAACTGCCCGATTATCCGTGGCGTATTACATTCAGCACCCCGTCGACACATACAGTCGACAAATACGTAGCGTCATTCGATGGAGAAAATTACATCAATTGCAAGCCCGTCGACACGCTCCCGGGTGCGGCAATAGTGTTTTTCGATCATCACAGGCTCGGGTGCGGAACATTGGGCTACATTCTCGACATGGATATTCCCGATGACGAATTTCCTGACGGGAAAATGGATATTGAAATCCCGGGTGTCGAGACTATAGAATTATGGCCGGGGAAAAGCGATGAAACGGAACTCCCCGCAGAAATTATTGTGGCACTGTTGCAGATGCTCAAAGGGTTTTCCCCCTCTATCGAAGTCGAGGAGAACAGTGACGACAGTTATATCCTGCGGATAACAAACGAAACCGGGTCATATCTCACCCCGAACCTGCGGGCTTCGCTGAATTTGGCGCAAAGTACTGGCGACAGCCAGTATATTGCCATGTCGCAGGATGCTACAACAAAAGCCCTTGCCGAAAAGGTCGACAAGGAAGAAGGGAAAGGGCTTTCTACGAACGACTACACCGACCAGGAGAAGGAGAAGCTGGCCGGGCTCTCCAACTACGACGACACGGAGATAAGGAAGGAGTTGTCCGACAAGGTGTCCAAGAAGGAGCTGACGGAGGCTGCAGCGGGCACGCTGACTGAGGCGAAGTCGTACACGGACACCGAGGTCGAGAAGTTGAAAGAGGAAATAGGTGAAGGTACCGGTCAGTTACTGTCCATAATTGACAAAGGCATAATCGCAGGAGACGCGGATACGCTCAAAGAGAGCAAGTCGTACACGGACACAAAGGCGGCGGAGCTATGGAATAATGTCGGCGATACATTTGACGCTATGTCCGAGGAGCTCAATAGCAACATATCCGGCGGGGATACGCAGGCACTGACCGAAGCCAAAAACTATACAGACAAGGCGATTTCAGAAATTCCCACCCCGGACGTAAGCGGGCAGATCGAGCGGCACAACACCTCCCCCACGGCGCATCCCGACATCCGGGAACTGCTCAACACCTGCGTAGGACTGCCAGAGTTCAACGACAAAACCTACGAGCTGACCTTCACGACAAAGGGCGGTGCGAAGTTCATCATCGACCTGCCTATCGAGATGATGGGGCTGCATTACAACGAGGATACCCAATCTATCGAGTTCGTAAATGCCGACGGCTCCATATCCTCCATTCCGGTTTCTTACTTCGTGAAAGTATATGTCGGCTCTATCGGTTCCGAAATACAGGTTACGGTCGAAGGCTCCGAAATCCGCGCCACCCTGCTCAACAACACCGTATCCTGGGACAAGTTGACACTTGCATTGCAGGAGATGATTCAGGGCAAGGCCGACCGCACGGAGCTTCCCACGAAACTGTCGCAGTTACAGAACGACCCGAACTTCGTGACATCGGAAACCCTCGAAACCCAGTTGACGCCCATCAAAACCGAGTTGGGCGGCACAGTGCGCCTCGGGGAGGAAATAGGAGAGAGCTCTACCCCGCCTCCTATACCGGACACGGGCGATGAAATAACCGAAGTCCTCGCGCACTCGGACTGCACGCTCGAAGAGCGCGTAGCGCACCTCGAAAGGCTGCTCGTGGGAGTGCTCTCGGGCAAAGTGCTGATCCCGGAATTGCAGGTGAAAAAACTGGGCGTGTGGGGCGACAACAACCTCGTCGTCACGGGCGAGGGCGCACCGTCGAAAGCCCCCGACCGCGCGGGGCAGTTCTATGTCGATACGAAGAACAACGCGGTCTACCACTCCGTAGGCAACGGCGCGGTGTCGGACTGGAAGAACGCTTAAACAACATACAACATGTCACAAGTCAACAAATACGCCGACAAGGCGGGTTACACGGCCGACAAAAACCGCAAGGACACGCAGTCGGCGGTGTCATACATCGAGGACGACGGGATGCTCGTCTACGACGGCGTGAACGTCGTGGTGGACAAGCCGGCCGCCGGGGTGGGCGACCTTGCGGTCTTCGACAAGACCACGGGTACTATCCGCTTCGTCAAGGGCGCGACGCTGCTTCCTGCACAGTTGCCGCCCGAGCTTGTCCCGGTGGCCGTGGTCTATGCCCGGCAGGGCGAGCGGGTGCTGATCGTGTCGCTCCGTAATGCGGCATCCGAAGTTAGATGGGCCTACTCTTATGAGGTTGCATTGTCGGACTTCAACCTCGCCGCGGGCGGTGAATTCACACTGAACATCTATATCCGCGAATTCTCGTTTACGTACCCTGCGGGTTCGACATTGGCAGACATTGCCGCACTTATAAATTCTAAACCGGAACTCAAAGCTACATACTCCTGGGTAGCCTCCGCCTCCGAAGAGCTTTCCGCTGTTGTCATGACATGTGATGCATGGACTACGATAGAGGGGCACAAAAAGATTTCGGCAACAGGCTGCACGTTGACGCGCCGCGCCGTGGATGTGGATTACCAGTCGATTCTTGCAGGCTTAATAGACACTCCCGAGGAATATATCCGCCGCAAAAACGGTGCGGATGCGGATGCAGCCGGTGGTATCCTCGACCAGTTCGCGGAATATTATTCCACACATGGAAAAGCAGTCTCGGGTCAGAAGCCGGGCAGCAGCGTAATCATTCAGGAAAGCGTCTTCACCGAGGCCGACAACCCCGATCTGGTTGCCGTGTATCCGACCTACAAGGACTACCTGTTCGCCGAGCACATGGTACAATATCCTACGGCGTTCGGGACGATGTTGCAGGATGGCAAGATCAACACGAACCTGATCGGGCGGCTTACCTTCAAGGATATTTACGGCAAAACACAGTATCGCTACCCGGCTGCCGCCGCAGCTCTCGACTTCGGCATCACCGTGGAAGGGATGACGACGGGACTGGAGGCGGGTGCATGGTGGCTGCCGTCGTCGGAAGAGGTCTACCTGCTGATGCACGACAGGGTGCGTTTCGTCGCTGACGTGGAGAAAGACCCCGTAAACCGTACCCTCTTACGCTTGAAAGCTACCATGTGCTATGGTTATAATTATTATGTCCATACTTCGTGCGAACAGGCGCTGGGAAACATATTTATATACAGTGGAGGCTCTGGCACCGTGGGCTACACCGGCAAGATTTATAAATTCGCAGCCCGCCCGGTCTGCGCCTTATAATTATCTGAACCATGGAAACACAACGACAGATCGACATCCTCGAATCGCGGCAGCTCGAATTACGGGCAGTCATGGCCAAGTCCGACGACAGGGCGGCCAAATGCAGTAAGTCCGGCCTTGACTTTCGGGCTACCTATCCTCTGGATTATGAGGAGTACGAAGCGGCCAACGCGGAGTACAACGCGAACGAAAAGACCCTTGCGGATCTCAAAGCCAGGCGTGCCGAAGAGCTGGCCGCCGAAGAAGCGGTTATGGACTTTCAAAATATTGAGCAATGAAGATGTATATGACCAACAAGCCCAACGGCGAGCCGTTCTATCCCGTAACCGTAGCCGAGGCCGTGCTTGTTTCCGAAGGAGAAACTTTAGCCGCGGTGCTGCAACGGCTCGAACAGAGGATCGCAGAATTGGAGAAGTCGGAAGCGGCGCCCCAGGCGCAGACGAACGTGTTGCCCGAACAATAGAATACACTCTATGGAAGCATTGTGGAGATTTATAGAAAGGCTCTGCGAAAAAGTATGGCAGGTGTTGATCGGTGCCCTGGTGTACATGTTCAACGCCATAGCCCCCATACACGACATACTGACGGCCTGCATGATTATATTCGCCGCGAACTTTTTCACGGGCCTGTTCGCCGGCGTGCTCGTACAGCACGAAGGATTCATATTCCGCAAGGCTTTCAAGTGCATATCCGAGGCTGCGGTAATATCGGGACTGATGGCCATGATACTGCTCGTCGGGGACAACATCGACAACCACGACGGGGCGATGTCGGCGATCTCGCTCGCAGTATATGCCCTGATATATTTCTATGGGGTCAACATCCTCAAGAACCTGAACCGCATATTCCCGAAGAACCGATACATCGACTTCCTGTACTATGTGCTCTCGTTCGAGATGATTAAAAAGATTCCCTATTTGGAAAACTATAAACAAAAACAAAAGGACAAATGAAAAAGAAATGGATCGTATGGAGCATCGTTGCGGCCGTGGCCGTAGTGCTCGGAATCGTATTCCCGCGTTACATCCTCGTGGGGGTTGTTTGTGCTATGGCCGGATGGGTCGGGCATATCCTGTACACTAAACACATCGCGCAATGACACGAGTGCTTAGGAATAACCACCTGTCAATATCGACAATAGCAATCCAATAACGATGGCAACAAAGAAGGAACAAACCCAATTCGTCCGGGCGATCTATCCGGCGGCCGAGAGACTTTACCGCGCCGGCGGCGTCAGTCCGCTGTTCGTCACGGCGCAGGCGGCGCTGGAAACAGGCTGGAAGGTCAAAGGCATCGGCAACAATATTTTCGGCATCACGAAGGGTAGTACGTGGGCGGGGCCGGCGGAACTGGTGCTCACCACGGAATACTTCAAGACGCGCGACGTGAAATTCAAGGCGCCCGAGGAGGTCGTATCGGTGGAGCAGGTCGCCCCGGACAAATACAAATACCGCGTCCGGCGGTTTTTCCGTGTGTACGCCTCGCTCGATGCGTGCCTGGACGACTACCTGTCGCTGCTGCGCAAACCCTCGTATGCCGATGCGTGGCCGTACCGGGCCGACCCGAAAGAGTACGCCCGGCGGCTTGTGGATGACACCGGCGCCAAGTACGCTACGGCTCCGAACTACGCCGAGGTCATGGCCTCGATGATCGACAACGTACAACGGATCGTGACGGCCGAGGGATTATGAAACGCCTGCTCCTCTACCTGCTTGCCGCCCTTGCTGCCGGGGCGCTGCTCTTCGGCTGGGGCTACCGCAGGGGCGCCGCGTCGGTGGTTGTCGAAGAAACTACGCGCATCGACACCGTGTTCTACCCGAGACCGGAGCCGCTGCCCGGCACGTACCGCTTCGCCGACATCTCGGTGCCGGTGCTGCTCTTCGCGCCGCCCGACACGGTAACGGAGACCGTTGTTGTGAAAGTCGGGGCAGACAGCGTGCAGATGAAGGTGGCGATGGAAACGCGCCCCTACTCGGACAGCACCTACCGGGCACAGGTCAGCGGGCCCCGGATCGGCAACCTGCGGCCGACGCTCGACTGGATAGAAACATACAACCGCACGACCATCCGACAGCAGGTAGTCACCCGGCGAAGCCGCTTCGCCCTGACCGCCGGGGTCGGGGCGGCGTACACGCCGCAAGGGTTCCAGCCTACGGTCGGCGTAGGAGTAGGTGTTATTTTATGGCAATTCTGACAGGTATGAAGATAATTTATAACGACATCATCCCCTTCAAGGGATACAAGGCTATCAATCTGTTCGGGATCGTATTTGCCCGCAAGTCCGCCCGCCCGTTGTCGGATAAAAATAAAAACCACGAAGCGATACACACCGCACAGATGAGAGAACTGTTATATGTGCCCTTCTACATCGTCTACCTATTGGATTGGGTATTTCACGGCTTCAAGTACCGAAGGATAACTTTCGAAAAGGAAGCATATGCCCATGAAGATAACCCTGAATACCTTGAAATACGAAAACACTACGCGCAATGGAAGAGATGATTTACATATACTGGGATGACTTCCCATCGGTTGTAACCGAATAACGGGCCTTGGGGTACGGGCATAAAAAAGTCCCCAACGCTTTCCCGCATATACCACTATACGATTGTGCCAACGCACCACATTGAGGACTTATTCCTTGAATCGGTGTGTTGGCTTTTTGTATAGTGGTATAACAAATTTATAATAAAAAATCGGGAAAGTATATGCGTAAATCAGAGCTTTTTGCACAAATACTCGAATGTGTTGCATTTGAAACTGAAATAGCTAAGGAACAAATCCTTTCGAAGGATAAATTTCAAGATGTGGTCGATGCGCGCTACATGCTCGTACACTTCTGCCATAAGAACGGCATGTACACCACCGACATCGCCCGGATGATGCGGTTCTCCCGACGCGCCATAGAGAAGATGGTCTCCGGATTCGATGAACGCAAGCGATACAGCCACCCTATATTCGAAATACAGTGCGAACTTATTGCGAAGAAGTTGCCTCCCATCTGCGCCCCAATGAATTGATATGCCTGCCGCCCGCAGCCACCTTTGCAATGTTGCAACAGGTGAACGCCCGGCCTTGACAGGGGCGGCAATCATTCAATAATCATTAAAAATGGGTTCGGATAAAACTTATATTTTCGATGGAGGCGGCTCGGGTGGCGGCCTTGACATCGCGGCTCTCGTCTCGTCAATGATGGGCAACAAGGGCATGGATCCCAACCTCGTAGCGGCACTCATGAACGGTAATAATAACCGTGGTGCATGGGGCGGTGACGGGTGCTGGTGGATCTGGATCATCCTGCTGTTCTTCTGCTGGGGCGGCTTTGGTGGCAACGGCTTCGGCGGTAACAACGCCAATGGCCTTCCTGCGCAGCTCAACGGTGACGCCGGACGGGAACTTCTTATGAACGCAATCCAAGGGAACGGCGCAGCCATCAATCAGCTGGCATCGTCGCTCAACTGCTCTACGCAGCAGATTCAGAACACGCTGTGCAACATCCAGGGCACCCTCGGCATGTCAAGCCAGCAGATCATCAACGCTGTACAGTCGATGGGATGCCAAATCGGCAACCAGATCGCCGCGTGCTGCTGCGATATGAAGCAGGCCATCAATGGCGTCAATGTGGGCATGGAGCGCGGATTCAGTAGCGTTGCCTATGAAACACAACGTCAGACCTGTGATTTACAAAACACAATTCGCGAAACTTCTCAAAGCGGGACTACAGCGATAATTTCCAAACTGGATCAAATGCAGGCAGCTGCATTGCAGGATAAAATTGATGCCCTGCGCGAAAAGAACAGCACGCTGACCACGCAGCTCAACCTCGAACACCAAAACGCCTACATGGCCGGTGTTGTAGGACAGGCTGTAGCACCCGTGAACGCCGCTGTAGCGGCTTTGCAGAATGACGTGAATAGCATCAAGTGCAAGCTGCCCGAAACGGCTACCGTGCCCTATTCGCCTATTGTCGGTGTGCCTACGTGTATTGCCGCACAATATGGTCTCGGATATGGTGCAGGGTTTGGCTTTGGGGGGAGCGGCGGATTTTGGGGATAATGCTATTATTCGCCGATAGGTGAAATGTTCTTTGACTTACTGATAAGAGGCTTCCCAATCCGAAAGCCAGCGCCAATGAAATCCTTTCAATGTGCGAGTTGGTTTTCGAATGCATTCATATATTCCTCCGATGTGAAATCCGTGTAATTGATGGGCTTCGGATGCTGTTTTATATTTTGCAACCAATATTCCATTTTTAATCTGGACAATTGGCTTTCTGTTTTTCTTGTTGGGTATTCTTCGTGCTTTTGCTGCACACTCTCTTGTGACAGGGTTAAGCATGTTCATTGAACGAGTACACCAACGAAGATTACGTGCCACATTGTTCGTCCGGTTCCCATCTATATGGTCTACATATGCATAGTTATTAGGATTGGGGATGAACGCTTTAGCAACAAGCCTATGGACTAATTCAGTCTTATCTACTCCGTGTAGGGATGTAAGTCTAACTCTCAAATATCCTCCCCGATTTGGGCGAGGAGTTAATATGCGAGGTTTAGTCATCCAACTATTGTTATTACCTCCGCTCACGCGATGGGATAGCGATGAAACCCTACCATAATCAGATACCGCGAAATAGCCGAGCGTACCATCAATAATACGCCATTCTTCTCCTTCGAGAGCAACACTCTCTATGAATTCCCGATTTGTCATTGCCAAACAATTTAGTGGTGCCAAACGAGAAAAAGAGGGAAGGACGTTTGGCAAGCCCTTATCAGTTGGTCATGACTCCAACCTATCCCGATGTAAAATTAGTTATAATAACTTAAAATACAAAAATATGGCAGTATTCCCATTTCAGTATGTTAACCGCAGAGGCATACCGGTACTAAAAACTACAGGCGTGACAGTGGAAACCACAGGGGTTGTGTTTTCCTTTCCCAACCACGCATTTGCAAATTCGTGGTACCGGGGACTCGTGCTGGTTGAGTTGGTACAGGAAATCCCTGCCGGCACAACGGGAACACTTCCCGTGCTGTTTGAAACCAACGGGCAAAATAAGAATCTGACGACGTACAACGGAGCAAATGTTACAGTATCGGATATTCCGGGGTCAGGGGTATACCAGATATGGTATGACAAGCAGACCGATACTTTGCAATTGATGACCGGTGCCGTCTGAATTAAAAAAACAATTAACCGAAAGACGGGGAGGAGGGCTCCTTCTCCCCTATCTTTCACAAATCATTAACCAAGATGTTTCAGAACTTGAGAAAAGGCTCCTTAGTCTACGTTTTCGACAACAGGGAACAGCCTAAGTTTTATACAGCCAACGTAAAAGATGTATCGGCACCGTATTTCCCGCCCCAAAAGCCCGGGCAATTCTCGCCGATGCCGCAATTCATCAACATCTCGATAGAGGGCAACGAGCCCTGGGGCGTCCCTATGCAAGCGGACATCGTTTCGAAAGACGGCCTTACCGTAGCGACGACACGTGAAGTGTTGAAACCGACCATCATGGAGGCACAGCAGGCAAGCCGTGACATCGTGGAATCATTCGACAGGCACAAAGCCAACCTGAAGGTCTACGATGAGATCCTGATGCAGCTCGATCCCGAAGCTGCGCGTTCAAAAGAGCTCGAAGCCGAAAACAGGGAGTTGCGGAAGATGCTCGCTGACATGAACGAACGGCTGAGCCAGATACCGACAGCGGAAGAACTGAGGAGCCTTGTCAAGTCTGAACCACCTGCAAAAACAAAGTAACTATGGGTTGGAGAATCATAGGTGAAGGCCGTGGCGGCTTCGGCGGCCACGAAGAGGAGATGGAGCGAGAGCTCCGACGCGCCTACGAAGAAGGCTTTGAAGAAGGCCGGCGTGAAGGCCGTGGCGGATACGGTGAGCGTGGCGGCTACGGACAAGGTGGCGGCTACGGCGAACGTGGCGAGTATGACCGCGGCGGGTATGAGTATGACGACGCCTACGGCGAACGCCGTGGCGTAAGGGGTACAGGCCCCTATTCGCGGTATCGCAGGCGGTAAACCGGAGGGAGAGGGCCGCAGTGCCCTCTCCTATTTTAAATCGAAAAATATGGACAGGTTAGATACACATGAAAACTTCCCGGCAGGGTTCCGGGAATATCTCGAAAATTACGGTTGGCACTTTTCAAAGAAGATGTGCGAATTCGCCGTATCCCGCATGAAGGACAGGAACGGCAAGAAGATAGAGCCCTATTCTAAGGATAAGGTGGATGCGCTGCTCAAGCAGTACGGCATCGAACTCAAAAAGGATAAGGGGTATGACTGCGTGTACGTCTGCAACATGGCATTGTCGGATTATTTCGGGTCGTCGATACCCAATCCACAATACCTGGCGATGTTCATACGTGACTATATCGACGATGAAGACGGATACGACGGCTTGCCATTTACACGCTACTATGCCGATACCATCGGCTCGGGAACACCCATTCTGTGGGAAGAGATGATGTAGCCATGGAAGAATATCCCCAGATCAGCGAATTCACAAACGACAACGGCGAAATAAATGAAAAATATCGCAACGCTCGTCCGTAACCTGCCTGCCGACAAGTACCAGGAACTGGCCGGGGCGGTGAACGACGTATTCGAGAACAAGCGCTTCAACCGGGCGCAACGAAGGAGACTGGCGCGAAACTGGCGCAAGTACGGGAAAAGGGAGGAAAAATGAAGATTCGGGACTTGAGTATTCACAAGTATGGATGGACGTTGCGCATATATTATGCCGTGACGTGCTACTATACGGGCGAAATACTCAAGTCCCTTACCGACATCGGATGCCCCGATACGGTTCTTCATCGCGTACAGGGAAATATGGTGAAGTGCGAAATGGATACGGGATTCACCTACTCCAACAAGGAGCATCGGCAAAGTGTCATCGTAATAGGGATGCACTCCTCGCCGTGGGAATTTCTCAACAGCTTTGAGCACGAACTGCGGCACCTCGTAGACGATATAGCCCTTACTCTCGGCCTGCCGATGGCCGGAGAAGATGTAGCATACCTTACCGGCGAAATAAACCAGGTACTATGGGAAGATGTGCACCAATTCACCTGTTGTAAATGTAATGGACATGGAAAAAGATGACACCCAATACTGGATGGCGATGCTCGAAGTGAGCGAATGCTGCGCACCCATATTCGCTGCCGTCGTATGCGAGTTGATGAATACGATTTGATTATTCCAGAAGTTTCACCAGATCGGTTTTCATCTCCTCGTCTATGTCGCGGTAGCGGGCAAATGCTTTGCTGCCTTCGGTATGCCCCGACAAAGATCCCACAAGATTAGGGTCTTTGACCTGCTTATACAGATTCCCGATAAAAGTACGGCGCGCCATATGGGATGACGCAACTTGGTAGAGCGGTTTTTGCTCAGGCTCCCTGGTGACGGGGTTGAGTACACTTACCATGCGTTTCAATCCGGCAGCAAGGAAGCATTTTTTAATTGCCTCGTTATATTTTTGCTCCGAAATAAAGGGGAGCAGTACTGCATTGTCAGGGGATGCGTATTTATTGATTATCTCCTTTGCAAGATTGTTCAACGGGACACGCACCGTCACCGGATGGCCTTCCTTCGTTTTGCGCGGGATATACTCAACAGCACCTTTTACTACGTTGCTCCGTTTCAAGGCTATCAAATCCCCCACGCGACACCCTATGAGACATTGGAATACGAATATATCCCGCTGTACCGCCAGTCGTGGATGCCTGGATAGGTTTGTATGGTATAGCTTGTTCCGCTCGGCGATTGTGATATAGATCGGGGAACCATATACAGCTTGTTTTATCTCCTTCTTCCGGAAAGGATTAGTTTGGATCAGGTCATTGTTTGCGGCCCAATTCAGGAAAGCCCGCAAGAGAATCATCTTGCTGACAACCGTATTGTGGCCACGCTGGTGTGGTATCCTCGAATCCTGCACCAAAGCATAGATATGCGGATATTCCTCGCATATATCGTGCTCCCGGCGATAAAAGTCCTCAAAGTCATCCAATACCTCGGGCGTTAGCATCCCCAGCGAAAGGGTGAAGGTGCGGTCGAAAACCCTTTTGTACAACTCGTAGCGCTTGAGAGCCCTCATAAGAACATTGAATGCCATCTTACGGCGCACAGAAAACCCCTTCTTGGATACGTAACTTTCAAAGTGTGCCCATATATCCTTGTCTTGCGACAATCCTACAGAATAAGGCGTAATAACATCTCTGAGCCAACTCGGAGGCAAGCTAACCTTACCTGCGCCTGCCTCTATGAACGATTGCATGACAAAAGATGTCAATGCCGAGATTTTAGAATGTGCCTCGTTTGCCTGTTCGACGATCTCTTGTTGGGCAGGAGACATCATCCTGTAACGGGGAACAGAAACCGATTGTGTCTTGGCGCTCCAATATTCAGGCAGCACGAAAATACCGGTCTTGGCACGCTGGTTAAGGCGTCCGTGAGTAAACCGAATCAGCACCTCGTGTAAACCGCATGTATTCTCCTTGGCAGAGAGTGAATAGTAAATTGTCGCCATAATTGTTATATTTGCACGGATGCAAATATAAACAACCATATATTACTTCAATAATTTTTGGCGACTTTTTGGCGACTTATACTTTATCTGGTGATATTTCGGTCGTTTCATGACATCTGTAAAGATGCCGATACACACCATTGCAGCCAATTTTTGTTGCTTTATGCAATCCCAATGATTTCATGAGATAACATTACCTATAGTCCCGTCGGGACTACAATTTCAAAATAGCAATCATCTGACAATCTGATGGTTGCTATTTTTATTATTCATGTTTTTGGCTTATTTTTGGCGATATAATACAGGTTTTCACTTCATTTTCCCAAACTTCGTGTGCGTCCTCGTGCTTTGAATGCGTCCACTTCATTACGCAAATATAGCACTTTTCGTCCTATTCTTACCGGGATTAGACACTTTTCTTTCTCCCACCGATGCAATGTCGGATAGGACACTCCTAAAATCTCGGACGCCTCTCCACGGGTACAATACTTTATCTTATCACCCATAGCTGCTTTCACGGCACTGAATGTTTTTTCAGCAACGCTATCCCCTGTCTCCTGAATGAGCACATTTGCAAAGGTACGCAAATCTGATGCGCTAATCAATAGCATCGCGTCGGATTGGCGATCCCGCATAACTTGCATGAGCAAACTATCCATATTCTATAAAAATAGTGGCAACTCCTGTTGCCGTCCGTCAATATGATCTCTTTCCTTTGTTTTAAACCTCCGCCACGAAATAGGCGGATTCGGTTCCCTGTATTTACCCCGCGTGGCTCGGCGCCTGTCGCGCTGCGCCCGCAAAAACTGGAGCTTCCTCTTCGCTTGGTTGATCCGATGATTGCATATGCCGTGTATAATTATCATCAGTTCTTCCCGGCTCAGTTCATTTGTCCATACCGTATAGTCGGCGATAGTTGGCCGCCCTTCCGCCCTTCTCCCCATTTGCTTTTATCGAAATAAGTTGCTACCTTTGGAGTGATGTGTCAAAGGTGGGGCTTGAGAGCGCCACAAACATAAAGGGCTCCGGATCAGGGAGCCCTTTACATTGCCGGTTTGATTCCGGTAAAGGCGATCATAACTATTATTGCCAGTATTACGACCAGCCAAACTATTATGGTTGTAGGCCTTTCATTATATTACTTTTCCATAATTTCTTCTCCGTTTTCTCCAGCTCTTCAAGGAGGGCATCGGCGAAGTCGATAGCCTGACGAGCAATCAGTGTTTCAGCTGGTATGTTTGCGCACTCACCTTTAGCCTGCCAGCCATCAGAGACAAGCACAGGAAACGTAGCTGCCATCATCTGCCCGGCATACACCCTCCGCCAGTACTCCCGGTCAACTGTTAAGTTTTCCTTAATAGTTGGATCAACCTTTTCGAGCTTATCCTCGATATGGTTCCCGTACTCTCCCCGCGCCAGCTTCTCGGCGTAGTCGTCGTCGCGCATCATCAGGTCGGAAGCGTCTTTGAAATCTTCAATGATTTCACCTCGTTCTGTCCATGAGGCGCTTTGCTCCCAATCGCCCATATCAATTAAGGCCAATATGGGCTTCCTGCCGCACCCTTTGCAGTCAAATGCGATAATTCGCGCATTCCTCCCGTCCCTCGTGCACACGGCCGCACCTCGCTTGGCGGCCTCTAAGTCAAATTTTCTCATAATTTTTCAGTTTTTCGAGATTTTGCGAGAATCTCGCTATTTCTTGAAATGTTCGACAATCTCTGCGGCCGTGGCTTTACGCCAATCGCACTCTTTTGCAACTGCATCAAATAACCGCTGGGCGTTGCAAAGTACCCACCGATATCTGTTGCTCTTGTTGATAAAGAGTTGCATATAATCGTTCTCGTCGTTCATCGCCGCCAGTGCCTTGAATAGGGCGATGTTAGTGCCGCAGTCGTAACTCGGATAGCAACTCTCGGCAATTTCGGCCTTGAACTGGTCGATGGAATATCGGGTTTCCTCGTCGTAGTCGCAGATCCCGTGCACCTCGTAAGCGATTTTAAGCCGATCAATCCCTCTACAATGAAGGGTATTCCAGCCGTCGAACAGGCAACAGGAGCATACATAATACCCGATTCCTTTCAGCCATTCAGCCAGTTCCTTGCGCTTCTCCACATCCTTGACGCGAACAAAGCAGGGGGTTGTAAATTTCATACTATTTCACCAACTCAAATTCGTAAACCACGACCCACGGATTTCACTATTAGTATTTCTTTCCGTGCATTTTTGGCCTTCTACTATTATATTCCATTTTAAGCCGGACATGGGTGCCGATGTCTATGTTATTTGCTGCACACAGATCAAGAATGCGGATAAGTGCGCCTGCAATTTCATCTTCTACAGTGTCTTTAATTACGGCACGAAACTCGGCTTCAAAGGATGCGTTTTGCGCAAGCGCAGATTCTACCGTTCTGACATATCTTGCAAATCTGTTAAGCCTATCGGCCTCTAATGCCTCGGACAACTCCGAATTAATCAATGCTATTCGTTGCCCGAATACTAAATGTCGCAGGATTTCATGCGTGTATATGTCGTCACCCGCCGCCTCAGCTATCTTGTGCTCTGCATCATAAAATCCGTGGTCTACTGCATTCTGGTAAACCTCACAGGAAAGTTCATTGAGTGCTTGAAATTTATCCATTGCTATTCTTGTTTTAGGTTGTTCAGTCTGCCGATCTCGACTTCTAAATTCATCTCTGCGCCCCACACATCCCGATTCAATTCCTCCAGCCGGGCTATTTGCTCCTCGTCCATCCGCGGGCATCCTCGCAGCCAGCTGTCATAGTTCGGGGTTTTCAATTTGCCGCCGGCGATTGACTTGACACGCATGCAATAGTCGTAGTACTTGACGTATTCCTCCTTCGGAGCGTCTCGGTCGATGTCCGTCAGTATATCGGCCATACTCACGAATAGAGCGCCTACCTCTGCAATTCCTCCGGGGTTGTTGCCTACCCACGCATCTAACGGATCATAATTGTAGCCGTGCTTCTCGCAGAAAGCGGCCAGATAGCTGTTGCAGGCCGCATTATAATTCAGTCTAAGTTCCTCGCGTGACATTCCATTTGCCGTGAATGCCTTACTTTTCCTTTCCGTGGTCATCTCGATTCCTGTTTTCATGGGATTCTATTTCTTTTTTGAGTTCTTCGAGTGATTTTCTGACCCATTCGTGCATCTCCACGGCGCGATACCCAAGCCAGACAGTGACGATTCCGAGAATTGAAACCAACCCCACGCTATAATTTCAGTCTTCATCTCTTCTTCTGTTTTAGCTCCGCAACGCGGCGGAGGATGTATAATCGCTCTTCTTTTTTAATGAATCTTTCCGCTTGTATATAGCTCCACCCAAGCAATTTCATAAACTCGCTTATAAGCGGAGATGAATATTCTATGCGCGCTTCATCCCTCAGTCGGCGCAGTAGTTTGATTTTCATGCCTCATAGGGATTTGTGGGTAAATCGTGAACGCTGACGGCCAGCCCGGCGGGGATCAGCCCTCGGCAGTCGAACATCCATTCGGCAAGTTTGTCGAAAGCATATATATTCATAACCAGTCTTTCAACTGATGGTGAATCTTCATCTATTTCGTCGTACCAAACGCCAAATGATTGCGACGCTTGATGCCATCCGAATATGTAGCCCTGTGCGTCATCGGCATAGCGAGTTTCAAAACCATATTCGACTACCCCGTCAATTTCGTATTTTTTAAGATTGTCATATCCGAGTAATTTACCAATCTCAACCATTGGCACGAATGTCTCGCCCCGGTGCGTGATCTCTTTGGTGAGGTCGGACATGGGACGAAGGATCGGCGATGCCATAACTAACTCTTCCGAATACTTCTCACCGGAAATCATTTCAACTTTTTCTTCCCCATTCCAGTCGCAACACGCTGCACTCTGCCACTCCCATACGGTGGTCATTCCGTGCTTTCTGTCTAATAATTTAAGCCCATACGGCAAATACCCTGCAATGTCGGTCAGTGTGAGTTCTCGTTTCATTGGTTATTTATGTCAATTATAATCATTTTAGGTCGTTCTTTTTTGACAATCCCAAGCTCCTCAATATCGGAAGCAATATCACCCCAGCCATCAATGAACGCACGTATTTTTATGTCGTAATTCTCGCAGTCGTTCTCGGCCGCCCAGTCGTACAGTTCCTTCGGTGTCATTGTTTTATTTTTTTGGCAAATTGCTATATCCGTTGTTGAACATCCAAATTCCCGCAACAGTAAAAATAACGTGCAGCGCAAACCTCCACCAATTCGCCACCGAGTAGTCGTGTTGCGCTAAGTTTCCCGCAACAAAGGCGATCAACAGTCCGCCTATTGTGTCAAATGATGCTTTTGTCATGGCTCGTCATCATATTTAATTTCCACACTGTCGATCTGCTCCCGCGTGATAGCGATTCGGTGCTTAT